CAGGAGGTTGATATCCGGTTCGATCGCGATGGATCTGTCCGTCTTTGCGTTCTTCGGTACAGTGGAATACTTGCAACCGCTTACCACCCTGATCTTGGGAGACCAAGGCGAAAACCAACGTACGAATGCGTTGGCAAACGGAGCAAGGTTGGCTGACACGTCGGCATCACTGCCGAACTTGTAGTACACATCGGAGTGCCTCCGCTTCTTAGAAGTGGAGGCTCCAGGTCCCCAAGCAAAGAAGTCTGCAGCTTCATCCCAGCTGAATTCCCCTAACACTTGCTGAATTTTCCTACGAGCAGCAAACACAGCTGCCGTAGTCTCCGGGTACATTCCCGAAGACAGCAAGTGCGGAAGAATCCGGTTGGTTAGGCCACAGATCTCCTCGCTATCAGAGAACTTCGCTTCCGCGGCACTGCGCCTTTCGGCGTTCGTGACCATAGGTTGCCCAGGTAACCGGTGAGGATACTTGGACCAGAGCTCTTGGAGCAGGTAAGCTCTTCGGAACTCGGTGAAGCTCTCGTAACGAAACGGATCCGAAGATCCGTAAGGCAGGGACTCGGAGAGTATAGCGGTGATTCGCTGATACAAAACTCCGGTACGCACTCGCGGGAGTGCCAGTTCACGGGCGTGTACCACGCCCGGAGTCTTCCCACGCCGGTGACGGCCTCGTTGCGAGGCCGTATGACGTGTCCCGTGGCTTTTCTTCACACAAGGAACTCCTGTAGTAGAAGAAGTTACTAGCCGAAATGGCTAGGGCAGGAACTTACGAACAGCGGTAAGGGTACCCCGCAGCGTTCTCGAGAGAGCGCTTAGGAAAATACCCACGATGTTCATGATCTCAAACCAAAAAGTCCGTGTCATTGGGATTACCCCGCAAACACGTGCTCGCGGTTTTCCAGGACGCTACGCACCAGCGCAGCATCCATGAGATTCGCGGTCAATTCCGCGAAGTTCTTGCACTCCTGCTCCGTTGCGGAGGCAGGCAACTTCAGGTTGTGGTCGCTGTAGAAGCGACGAGCCACGATGGGATGGTCCACTCCGTTGATCGTCTCAGTGACGACAACCGGCATAGCCCACTTGATGGTAACCGCGTAGTGCGGCTCCTTCTGAGTCGGCTTCGGTTCACGGACGGACAGAGAAAGGGGCCAATGCCCCAGACTCGAACTGGCAGACTTCTCGCGCCACCGTGCGATCACGCCGTCAATGTACTCGCGTACAAAGTCGTGCGTGACGGGAGTCGACTCTTGATCGTCGACGCTAATCGTGCTGAATACAGGCACGCCTGTTCTCCTATATGGAGGTTTAATGAAAGAAACGCGCGCAATGTTAGGCTAGTGTCGGTATGACCGACGTTTTGCCGTCCCACCGACGCTGAACCACTGGCTAAGGACAGCCAATGTGTCAACGAGGCGTTTCGTCTTGAACCAATCCGGCCTGAGATACGGCAGGATTGAATCCGGCGACGAGGTATAGACAGTCCTGTCCATCTCAAAATGTCGCCGTTTGGGCAGTACAACGCTGACGTCCCCAGAACCCGTTACCCACGAGTATGGGGAATAGGGAGGAAGCGCACGGATCTCAACTCGTGCGTCGCTTACCTTCGTTAGGCTTCCGCCTATAAAGGTCCAGCCCCTGTCCGCGTCAAGGGAACTAAAGTACGTCCCCAACCCGGTGAACCAGTCAGCCATCCAGGAAAGGGTGGTCAGCTCCCAAGCCAAACTAGGCAAGTTGAGCAGGCCAAACTGAGAGGCAGTAGCCTCCAGTCCATTCGCCAGCTGGTAATCCAACCGAACGAACGCCCTGTACTTACATTTCCATGTAAGTTGGATGTCGGATCGCATCGAACCGAAAGTAACGTAGTTAGAGGTATCCACCTCTTCCTTGTTAGCGGTCAGGTTCCGTTTGACATACGCCTTGTAAGGCTCAGGCCTATGCAAGTCGTTGTCTTCAAACCACTTTACCAAATCTATGATATCGTGGATGAGCGGAGTCCAACCGTATCGGTATTCAAGCCACCAATCGTACCAAGCTTTTGACTTGGACGAGCCGGGGGTTATCCCTAGCCACATGGCGGCTTTACGGTACTTCCGAC